TGCGTAGGCACTTCTCTCAGTAAAAACCAATACCTCATTGCCCGATGGGAAGTTAGGAACGCACCCTCTAGTAGCGTCTGGAACGTCAATGCTCCAAGCGTCATTAGCCAGTGACCAAGCATCTGCCGCTGTCCAGTTCCCAACCCCAGTCCTACAACCGTAGACCCTTTTAGTCTCAGTAGCAGACCCTTCAGCGACCATCCTGTTTTTGTGCTTGTAGAGCCTTGCGCAAGCTGTCGTAGGAACTGAAGCAGGAACAGCAACCGCAACACCAACTTCTTTCATCTTTAAGTTGTCTGTAGAATTTGTGATCCAAAGTTTATTGTTCTCTTCTGAGAATCCGTGACACAGAACTCCACTTGTAAATGCACCTGCGTCATCTGAGGTTAAAGCAGAGCTGTCTTTGTAATGAATTGCCCCGCCAATAACACAGTACTGCTTCGTCCCACCTGAATCCTTATGTTCTCCTAGAAAGTCTAAAGGAGCAGTTCCAACTGGACTCTTTGCCGCAATCTTGTCAAACCCAGTCTCACGCTCCATCCCACCTAAAGAAGGAGACTCCCAGTTAGTGACAACCCTTGCCTCGTTTATCTTTACTGCCTGATCTTCTGAAATCGTGTTCTCACCACCAGCAAAAGACAAAAGCTCAAGGGCAACCTCAATCCCATCAAGCTTGTCTAATGCGATAATGTTTGTATGCGCTTTACCCATTAATCACCTTTAGGCGAAATCAAACCCGCCACCAACAATGTCCTGTTCAGAGTTTCCAACAAAATTCAGGTCTGGATTTGCGTAGTCTTTATTCAAATAGAGCTTTTCTGCTAGATCCTGAGCGTCCCGTACCATTTTGTTGTAGATTGCCATGTGCATATCTGCTAGTGTATTCTTGCCGACCTGTTTAAGTAATTGCCCAGCGGCGTAATAAACTGGCCCTTCCCTGAACTCTTCAGGAAGAATGCTCACATCTGAATCACTAGATAACTCAGTAGACGGTTTCTTGAAGTAATAGAGTTTGTAGGTTTGCCCATCCACCGTTCCAAGGAACTTAAAATACCGAGTTCCAGATTCCTCAGAAACATAGTAGTAAGGAGGATTGCCCGTATAACTGTAGAACCGCTCATAATCTTTAATGCTGATCTCTCTTGTTTTATCAACAACGTAGTTGCCGATAATAATTACAAAAAGATCAAGCATGTCTGAAGGAAACGAAATCTGGTTTGATGCTACAGTCCCAGTTGCATACTCCCTTACAAGCTTTGAATCTTTACAAAACTGCATCTCACCGCGATTTAAATACTTCTTCCTGTTAGCAAGGGGCCACGCATCATCAGTGCCAGTATTTGAGTCACCTAGCATGATACTGAGTAAGCCCTGCTGATCCGAAAACGTAAACGACATATTTAGACTCCCACTGGCCTTAAAATCTTCTCGTAGGCTTCAACCCACAAATGGGCCTTTGAATCGATGTTGTGTTCTAAGATAACTTCTGAAAATGCTGTTTTTGCCATCTTGTTTCTAAACTGCTTATCAATCACAAGCTTCTCTATTGCGTCAAACCACGAATCAGGGTTCTCTTTACAAAGCATTGCGGTTTGTTCATTACTGATTACTGGACTGTAAGGAGGAATATCAGAAGCGACTGTAGCCATTCCAATCATGGAGTATTCCATCCATTTAATTGCCGATTTAGTACGGTTAAACGGATTGTCCATGACAGGGCAAAGACCAATATCCAAGTTAAGCATCGTAAGCTTCCAAGGATAAACGTCATGGCTGATCCAAGACTGATACTCCATCTGGTTCTGAGGGCAATCCTTAAAAAGCCCAGCAAACCTGGTATCCCCAAAATAAACAAACTTCACGTTCTTATGTTTCTCAAGAATCCTCTTAACCACAGGAACAATAAAGTACAAATCCTCGTAGTGTGAATACCCTCCCTGCCATCCAATCCGAACCTCGTCTTTTACAAAGTTAGGGCAATCGGGGAAGAACTCAGAGTCAATACAATTTGGCAAAATTGCCACATTTGGATTAACCTTTAAAAACTCGTTCCTCAAGATGTCCGTTGTGCAAGTTACAAGGTCAGACTTCTTGAAGTTGAGCCTAAACATGTCCCGGTAATTGATATTGCGCTCAATCTCAAAAATCTTATTCCCTTTAGAGGAAACCATGTCCTCAGACCACAACCACTCTTTAGTCCCATCAGGCCATGTGTACTCAACAGGTTCAGTGCCGATATACTGATAGAAAGGGTTAAGAGGAGAACAGTGGAACGGATCATCGTCATAATCGCTTACAATGGTCTTTCCGTGCTTCTGGCAGGTCTTAATGAACTTGAACCAATTCTCAGTGTGAGGACGCTGAAAAAGCACCACATCAGCCCATAGAACCGACTCTAACGCGAAATCCGTCCCTAGATCCCTCTCAGAGATAAGCTTGCATTCTCCGAGCTTATTCCTATCGATTGCGTTAAGCGGTGAAAAAATCCTGTAGTAGTTGCAAGCTGAAGAATCACGCTCAATTCCAAGAATCCTCATTTAACTGCCTCCCTCTCCTCAAGAATGTAATCTAGTTGCTTACACACGCTCCTCAGCGAGTAACCGTCGTCAAATCCCCAAGACGGTTTATTGGGATACCCTAAACAGCTTGGCGGTTCTTTCTCTTCAACTTCTTCAATAAACTTTGCCCACCCGAAATCAATGAGCTTAATGACACCATCTTTAACCATGAAGTTGTCTAGCCTGATATCTCTATGCTGAACCCCTAATTGCTGAAGTTCGTTTGAAATCTCTGCCATTTGTTCCATCCAGTTATCAGGGATGTTGTCTACTAGCGGTTGCCCGCAGTCCTCAATCTCAAGCTTATCTGTTAGAGCGTAGGCTTTAGGGAAATGAACGCTATCCAACTTTGATAGAATCCTGTATTCATTGTTTAAAAGTTCGTAGCCTTTATAGTTATTCTGAGACTTAAACACTCTTCCGTCTTTTCTTTCAACGATTGAGGTACAGCCCTTCCAGTAGCCAAAAAACTTACCCACAGATTTATCTTTTGGCTCAACCCAACCAACATTTGAATTCTGTAAAGCGTCAAGAAGCTGGTCTATTCCAGCATCCCCTAGCCACCTTGTGTACTCAGTGGCAATACGGGCCTTGTGGTGAACAGCGTGGTAAGCTAAAGCAATCGTGTGGTGCAGAGCGTCAGGAGTATAAAACCCTCTAGGGTTCCATTCTCTATGCTCTAGAATCGATTTCTCAAAATCTTCAGGATAATAATTGTCACCAACATGGCGAACATCACAATATAGGTAGGTGTCATCTACTGGAATCCTCATTCTAACCCTCGGATAAGGGTATTCTGATTTAGCTTCTGGAAAAATCTCTTTCCAATGGTCAAAGTCATAAACAAGTAAATCGAGGTCAGAATGTTCGCCAAGAACACAGTCATAAGGAAGATTGTCAAAATTCCTAAGAACAACGTATTTAAAATTAATGTCATTCATGTACTCGAAGAATTGTTTTAGGCTCTGCACTTTATGAAATCCCTCTTGATTAGTTTTTGAACCATTTCGACGCCAGATTCATTAAACATATCGTAGATCGATTTCTTAAACTGCTTAGGGATGTCATATTTAACAACCTCGATGTAGTTGTCATTCATCTTCTTCTCATCAAGGTACTTATCAGTAGAATCAGAGTTCGTTAGATACTCATCACACTCAAAACGCTTGCAAATCTCTATTAGCCTGTCTGTTCCCGTCTTGGTTGTTGGAAAATCAAAATGCACCTTTGAAGTATCAATTCCAAGAATCTTTGCCCATCCAAGAATCAGGTGCATATTCGCATCAACCAAACTTATTCCGTTGCAATACTTCTTATCCTTAATATCAACCTTCCCGCTTGTCACAGGAACAGTCCACCATTTATCTCCAATATTTGCCCGGTTCTGATACCCGTTCTTCTCAAACTGGCAATTAATCATCACAACAAAAATATCAGAGTGTTCCATCTTCCAGAAAAAAGGGAACCAAGAAGCTAGGTTGGGTTGGTGAATTCCGCACTTCATAGATTTAAATCCTTAATCTTTTCATACACTTCTGGATCATCAGTTAAAACAACCGTATTGCCTTCATCAGTCCACTTCTTAAACTTAAATTCGTTAATGGATTCTATGTACTTTTCCCTTGAAGCATCGTGCATCACAATTAAATCTGTCATGTTCTTAACATGCGCTAAACACTTCACTCGATTTCGCCCATCAACAAAAACAAAGTCGTAGTGAATCCGATCCCCTGTCTCATAAGGGTACTTCTCAAGATCTGGCTGAAACACCAAATCAATGTTAAGTCCATGCGTCTTAAACTTATTCAGCCAGAACTCGTCATGCTCGATTGAACGAACATACTCAACCGATCTGCACATCAAGATCATCATGGTAGACTCGCCGGGGCCGTACTCAAGAACCGTCTTTGGATGGAATAAATCCATCACGGCGTACAGTGTCTCCCGGTACGAGTCTATCGTTTTAGCTGGCATAACTTTTCCTTTAAAGACTCAGCGGTAAAACGCCAAGGGTGGAAATACCACATAGAATGACTGTCATCAAAATCGTTATACTCAAGGCTCTTCCAACCCTCATCAAGCTTTACTAGGTTTATTCCATTAATCCGACAAACTGATTCCGTGGTTTGGTTAAACCTGTTAAAAGGAGGGATGAAGATATTGCATCCTAGGAACTTGCACGACCCAACAATGCTCATCTCTTGCGCGTCATACTGAAGCTTTGAATGATCTGAGTGGAAAAGCCCGTGAGAAGCTACAACCCCTAAAGTGTCTATGGTGTCCGTCTTACATTGTGTAATGTCATAGAAGAATGTGTTGTCTTTATCTTTAAAAGGCGCGCCTGGGTAAACAGCCCCGTCAGGTGAATACTTACTGAATACAGTCACACCTAAAAGAATCTCTGAATTAAAGGTTTCTTTTAAAAAAGAAATCATCTTCTTCAGTTCAACCATATCGGTGTTGCTTGAGACATCATCTATTCTAAAAATCATGCTACCCAATTTACGTCCCTCCCTACTTCCTGAGAGTAAGTGGCGTGATCTTCGCTTTTTATATGATCTGGATGATTGCCCGACCAATGCCCTATGTCCTGAACCGTAACATTCTTTGCCCAGGCAACCCTCGCCTGATTTTCAATAATGATTTGGTTTAGAAGCTGAAACGCGCCTTTAATTCCGTAAAGATTTAAAGGCTCAAAATAAACATCACGAATCAAGTCAGCCTTCATGCACCAAAGACCACCAACGATTGTGCTTGGCATAAACGGACAATCAGAAGCAGTTGGAGATCCGTAAACGTAAGCCGCATTAGAAGGAGAGACATTAGGGGATACAATATCAACCGTTCCTGAGTTTAGAATTCCAATTAAATCATTCAGCCAGTTAGCAGGAACAACACAGTCGTTATCCATCTTTGCAATGTAGTCAAATCCAGAGGCTTTAACATCTTCAAAGAACTTCATTACAGTTGCCCGAAGACCTAGAGGTTCACCGTGAATAGTAACTATCGAAGGAAGCGTTGAACTTGATAGAATCTCGTCAGTTCCATCTTTTGAGCAGTCGTCATAAAGGTAGAAAACAACATCTTCATAACTCTGCGCTGACTCAAGAGCTTTAATACACTTCTCTGTGTACTCTTTCCTTCTATGGCAAGGAACCATTACAGCTATACGAGCTGACATAGCTTCTCCTTTGCCTCTGCGAAACAATCTGCAATCTGGTTAAAGTCCTCAATGGAAATCTCAAGCCTTAAATCCCTGATCTTTACATGAATATATTTATCCTCTTCAAAACTTGCCCCTTCAGAGAAAATCATTCCATCGTGTTCAGGGTAAAGGTTCTTGTTGTAGTTCACTCGAACCGTGTTCTCATCCATTGGCTCTGTGGCTACTTTTTTTCTGCAAAGTTCAATATGCGTCGATTTTGACGGGTCTTTCTCACCAAGCTTCTTCCATCTGTTAAGCGCATCAGAACACCCTTGAGCCATAGATATCCAGTCAGGTAGAGAAAGAAGAATCCGAAGGTTCCTGTAATGAAAATGAATAGACTCACAGACTTCATTAACAAACCTGTTGTTGAAAATGGTTTCTGGCTTTAATTCTCTAGTTGCTAGATTCTGGATGGTGTGTCCCATTAGTTTAATATGATCCCCTGTTGTGAGTTCGGGCCGTAAATGGATTTAACCCATTTGAGAAGCTCATAAGGATCTTCTCCGGCACAAACTCGGTTCATAAATTTACGCCAAATCTTTTCGTTGGCTTCGTCCCAAAATCCTTTAAACACCATATTCAACATGAACCAATAAAGCCCTTTAGGGATTGAAAAATCAAACTTGAAGTTTCCATCTTCTGACCATCCAATAGAGTTTGTGTACTTACCCTTTTTGCCTATCTGCTTTAATGCTTCCCATTGCGCCCAGTTATCTTTACGGGCAATATCACAATACTGAGGGAATGCGTCTAATTGCTTGTCTACAAGCTCATCTGCGCACTTCTTAACAAACTCCATTGCATTCTGAGAGGCAAGGCCAGGGTACTTAGCAGAAGCAGAATTAATCGCATCTGCCCGAACTCTCTTGCTCAACTCTTCTGACTCATCCAAAATTAACATAGTAAGTGGTGGGTGTTTTTACGGAACACCCTAAACCGTTTAAGGAATAATCGCTTACGCAATCGTTCCAGATGTTCGCAACCAACGAAGCTGACCATGGGCTTTTTCATTGCCATAGTTCAGCGTCATTTCCGCTTCAACCCAGCCTTTAACGCTGGAAGCCGTAGGCGCACCCTTGTACTGCTGAATGTCACGGAGAATAGCGACTTTCAACATTTCAGGGGTAACAACCGCCGCACGGGAAGGCATACCATTGCGCGAAGGAATAACGTCGAGAGTTCCAAAAGAACCTTCGTATTTATTCACATTGGCAATAGCTGTTCTCGTAGAAGCCTCAATGTTCCAAGTAAAACCAGTCTTGGCCGAGAACTTCTTAGCAATAACGCGCTTCGTGAATCCACCGCAAATAAGAGCGCGAGGATCACCACCCTGATCCCAAATCTTTTGGAGGATCAAGTTGACGTTATCTTCCGTGATCTGAATTCGGCCCGAAGAAGCCGTTCCAGTTCCTTTAGCCGTGTTCGTCACAATCCGCTTGTAAAGACCAGCGGTGCGCCGAGCTGTGGCCGTAGCACCAACAGCAGTCGTAGCAGACCAAAGAAAGATCGACTCGAAATCACGAAGCAACGATTTCATTGCTTTCATAACTTCGCGTGCAACCTGATCTTTAACCCCTGCCACATTTACTGCCATCTGAGTAAAAGTAATGTCATAAGTGCGTTGGCGAATCGAGCAGTAGTTTCCAACACGGGTCAAAGCACCAGGCTGTACGTAGGTAACCGAAGCACCTTCCGCAAGACCAGTTCGTGACGTAGAGGCAAGACTATCAGCCATCCACTCATGTTTGGTAGCTTCTGCACGAATCTTTTGAGCGAGGGCGAAAAAAGGAACATCATCCGCAAAAAGATCAGCAACCTGAGAAGCCAAATCTTCGCGAATTCCTTTCTGGAAATACGTATTTAACTGTAAACTAGCCATTTTAAATTCCTATCTGTAATACCGCTGATCTTCTTCAGTAACGAGATTGTCGATGTTTATAATCTTCTTGAAATACTCAGTCTTAGCCTTGGAATCTCCATTCTTAGCCTTGTGAAACAGCTTTTGAGTGGAGTCACTATCTTGAGAAGAGGATTTCTTAGAAGAAGAATCCACGCTGATTTTTTTCTTCAAAGTATTCACCTGTCTTTCAAGATCAGTTGCTTTTGATTTACCTTCAGTAAAATTTCTAACAGCCGAGAGTTTGTCATACGCCGCCCAAAGAGCTTCAGCTTGACCAGATACATCACGCTTTAGAGCATTGCTCCGAGCGTAAATCTGGTTCGCTTCAGCAAACAGCTTCTTTTGGAACTCAGGCGTAAATTGTTTTCCTTCGATTCCAGACAGCTCTTCCCAGGTCTTGTTAAATTGCCCGACCTGAGTAGACTGGAAACGATTAGGAGCAGAACGAAGAGCAGTCTCTACCTTTTCCTCAAGATCAACTAACTGAGAAAGTTGAGCTTCATCATTCATGCTCTTTACTTTCGCAATGTTGATCTGCTTTTTAACTTGCCTTAGCTCTTCATCACTCATCTTTTAAAGAGGAGCCATATCAGAATCAGAAGGAGTTTCCTGGCTAACTGATTTCTCTTCTAGCCGTCGAAGCCTAGATTCAAGAATCGCTTTATCCCTAGTAAGTTCATCAATGCGCTTTTGCACCTTTGAACGAGGGACAAGATCCTCTTCACTAGACTCTTCTTCTGACTCTTCAGAATTCTCTTCCTGAACTTCCTCTTGAGCCTCTTCTGCTTGTTCTTCTTGCTCTGCTTTCTCCTCCTCGGCTTTCTGGCGTTTCTCCTGTGGAGTTGAACGGAGTTCTTCATCAATTACATCTGCAATGTTTGAAGGTAAATCAATCGCTTTCACAAGACCATCAGCGAACTGAGCTTCCCGTTCGGATTGAACAGCATTCTCCATTGCTTTCTGATCTGCGGATAAAATTGTTTCTTTAATTCCCATTATTATTTCCTTGTTACCATCACGTTTAAGCCCGTGAAGAAGGCTTGCTCACCTTCATAGGTTTAGGAGGTCTAAGACTCCCACAGTTTTTCGACTTGAGGGTCGTCGTGAGCGCGAATCAAAAATCGTTATCACCAAAAACTTGTTTAAGAAATGAATCTAAACTTCTGTGCATCCTGTAATCAAACCACCACCAGAGAATGACTTGCAAAATCGAGAACCCAATTAAAGGTATAAGGATCTCAGACATTGGGGCCATAGTTGTATACATGGACTCCTTCATCATCTGGTTTTGGTCTTTGCAAATTGTCTTTATCTAGAACGAACTGCTCTAAATCATTCCAAAGATCATTGCCCATTGAGCATCTTCCTAAGTGCCAATCGGATGTCTTATTCGATGTCTTAGATAGTTCAAGCTCCATAGAAACACGCCCAGCAGTAAGAGCCTTCAGTATTGCCCCGATCTCTCCTTTTAAGGCTCTCTCAACAAGAATCCCGACATACTGAATATGCTCAGGCTCCTTACGTCCACATCCGGCAAGACGATCTTCAATTTGTAGATCGACCTGTGTTTCTCTTGATTTCTTTGCCGAATCTGCTAAGGACTGTTTCTTACTCCGTGGCATATTTCCTTCCTTGAATTGGAACCAGAGCCGCTTCCTTCTGGATCTCTAGTTGGTCTTTTGCTTTCTGCATTAAAAGAGCCGTTCTTAACTGGTCATTCTGTCCCTGCATACTCATCATGGAATCACGTTGCATCTCTTCAGGTGATTTCATGAGTAACTGAGAAAGGCGAACATCCATATCATCAAGGAATAACTTCCTTAGCTGATCCTGACGAATAAAAGGATCGTTCACTAAGGATCTAAAGATAGCCGCTGATTTATTTGCCCGAACCGTAGGATCAGAGTTATCAAGCTTCCCATTAGGAACCATGTTGAACTTCCCACGAATCTCAGCTCTGGAAATTCTCATGTACGGCTGTCCAGTAATCGCAAGCTCTTCTTGCTCATCACCAAACTGGTAGTAGAGAGAATCAATCTGGTAATAGAGATCAGAAATCTGCTGTTGAAACACTTGGAGATCTAAGCTCTGAACTTGCCCACCAGAGGCCGCAATTACACCAACTTCTTTTGCAGTCTTGGTTCCCTGAATCCCTGAACCCGGCATATTGTTAGTCTGAGAGAGCGCGGCAGATACGTTTCCAATCCTGTCATTTGCCCATGACTTCAAATACTGCATATTCAGAAATCGTGAGGCTTGCCCAAGGTTCGGATTCTGCGTGACGGCATAATCTGCTGGCCCGTTCTCAGTTTCAACAACTTGTCCCGGTACGTATCTGAGATTTCTGAGGTTCTTAACAGAGTTTTTTCTCGCAACAATGGTTGGAGTCGTTGAGATTGTCCCAGCGTCGATATCCTGGTTAAGTAAGGTACTGATCCCAGTCTGAAAATCGTCATCGAGGGCAGGGATGCCACGACTTGAAATAATCTCGGAGTCATTGAGTTCCCTTCTGACCACGACATAAGGGAACATGCCATGATCATATGGGTTTTCAATGAACCTAAGAACAATCGATGGATTGCTATCAGGATAAGTAACAATCACCCTTTCATCGATTCCATCATTGTTAATGTCATACCAAGTGGAAACTTCGTGTAAAAGAATCTCATCTTCATTGTTATGATTTAGAGTAACCCCATCTCTTCGCGCCTTAACAGATTCTGAAGTGTCCCCGTAAAAAGACTTTGACCGCCAAGAATCAATTTCGTAGTCATCGTACTTTTTGTACTTCCCCTGTTTCATTGCAAGACGAATCTGATTCTTTGATTTCGTAAACCGATGGTCAACAAAAGTAGCTTCTTGAATATCCGTAGTGTTGATTGGAAACACAACTTCATCTCTAGGATTTAAAGCAATAACCTCTGCCCGGTTTACGGCTTTCTCCATGAACTCCATCTCGAACTTGGTTTTGCCTTCTCGGAATTCACCAACAACTTTCTGAATCTCTTCAACATTTTCTTCAAGGGTAAGATCAACTTTGATCTCTTCAGCAAGGATGTGAAAAAGAGTTGCATCATCAACTTCAGGAAGGTAAAGAGCTTCTAAAACCTGTTGAGGAAGGTCTGCAAGATCAAGTTTCTCGTAATAACTCGTTAATTCAAATCGCCAACCAGTCTTAAAAAGAGTGAACCCGTTATGAAGCATGTAATCCACACCCAAGGTGTAGGGATTAAAAAACTTCACCTGAGTTCTCATGCGCCAATCAAAAAGAATCTCCCTCTTACGAGCAGGGGCAACATCTTCTGGCCCAAAAGGCTCAAAGGAAACAATCGGAGATACCCCATAAGCAAGGTTCACGTATGAAGGCTTTAAACGATTAATGTCGCTATCGATCTGAGGAAGCACGAAATTGGCCGCCCCGACCCAAGGGAATGACTTCTTCTGTCTGATCCCATACCGCTTACGAGTGTAGTTATCAACACGACCTTCCCACTCAGAGCGATTCCCTTTTTCTTCTTCAATTCTCTGGTCTAACTCGGTAACAAAATCAACCACGTCCTGATTGATCTTGACCGATTTGACCTTTTCCAGACTCTCTGGATCTTTAACATCAGCCATAAATTACGCCTCTTAGCAAGCTTTCGCGCCTTTAACATCCTTGGATTTAATAGAGTAGTTCATACACTCTTTAGATGCTTTGCTTACGTTCTTTGCGCCTTTTACAGCCATTTCATTGCAATCAGATTCACAGTAACTTGCGATTTCAGATTCTTTTGCCATTTTAATTAGTCCTTTTTATAAGTTATAACCACAGTAATCATCACCAGCCCCAACAAACTCACTATCAATGTTGGGTTCTACCCTAGTCCCGTACCCAACACGATCAACAGTTGCGTTGGCGTACTCTTCATCCCTCAAATCATTTACTTGCGAAATTGCATATAAACCCATTACAAAAGCATCAGCCCTGTCAGGGGAACGTCCAATCCGCTTCTTGATCTCGTCTTTGCCCTCAACCTTGATCTTGGAGTTCCCGGTATACTCAAACTTAACAATCGTGAGTTGCCCCTGAAGAGTAATGTCATCTTTAAGAGAAACTTTACCTTCAGAGAACAAAGACCCAGCCTCCATCCAAAACTGCGCCCTTAAATTAAAGTACTTGCCCTGTTGGGATTCGGCGGTTGGCTTGGAGGCTGAGTTGATTGACATTACGGGTTCTTTTAAATCGTATAAAGCGTCTACAATCCCGGCCCCGATACCAATAGAGTCCACAGCGATAATCTGAGCCTCGTACTTCTTCCTTAACGCCGCAAGTCTCCCAGCGGTGTCCATTGTCGATTTATGCTCCAAAATCACTTCGTGGGCGATATAGATCAACCCACCCTTCTCCTCCATCACGTAAATCACGTTCTCATCATCACCGTACCGTGCAGGGTCGTTAACAATGATTCTCTTAGTCACGTTCCCAAAAGGAACCTTCGTAACAGCTTTCTCAACCCACGACTGCTGGATACAAACATCATGCCCAGCCAAATCATCCCAAGAACCATGAAGATACGCCGCAAGCAACTGAGGACGGCTCTTAAAGGCACCCTCAAGGTTTTTAACGTAGTCAGACGGCAAATAAGGGTTGTCGGTAGGTAATGCAGGAATAAACCCAAAATCACTCTCAGGGTTCAAGATAAACGCTTGTTTAAGCCAACACTGGGCAGGATTGGCAGTAAGACGAACCTGATACGGAGGATACGTCCCATCCGGCAACCTGTGTCTCAAAGTTCCTCTTATCATCCCAAATGAGTCCTGCTCAACTTCTTCAGCCTGATCCACTCCCACATGAGCGTATTCAGCAGAGTTAAGTCCCTGAATTAACAAAGGATCATCCAACCCGCCGTAATCAATCACTGATCCATTCATCAAAACAATCTTCTTCTTCTGTTCATAAATTCTGTAATAACTAGCCGGGATGGATTTCTTCCAAGTCTCCAAAGTAGTATTCGTAAAATCCACAGAACGACGTCGGCAAAAGAACAACTTGTTGCCGGAATACTTCATCCCCATAAGAAACATCCAAATACATAAAAACCAACTCTTTCCACCACCCTTGGCCCCACCATAAAGCAGGAACTTGATCTCACTCTGTAAAGCTTTCCCCTGCTTCTCACTCAACGTTACACGCCATGTGTTGTCGTTTTTTTTATCAGGAACGACCTCTTTAGGATTCTCAACAAACTCGATCTCGGTTTTACCCACCCCCCTGGGTTCAGCCATGATCTTTGCAAGACTACTGATCTTCCGCTTTAAAGACGGTGCCCGCTTCTTTCGCTTTTTTACAACTTTAATTTCATCTTCCATCACACACACGAGTAGTCGTACTGTACAGATTCAGAATAATTTTCAGACTTTATCTTCTGAGCATACGCAGGACGAACAGGCTTCAAGGGAACGTACTGCTTTCCAAGAACAGCGGGTACCGTAGCAATCTTCGCCTTCAGTTCAGCGATAAGCTTCTTCCTAGATAAATCAGACTCGGACAAATTAGGGACTTGGACAGGGTTTGAGACAGGGACTTGGACATTTTCTTGGGACTTGGACAAGGACTTGGACTTTCTAGCCTCAACTCGATCACGATTAAGCTTACACTTATTAGCATGGTAATAAGCCCTGTTACGCTCTAATTTTGTATTCTTATCTTTATATGGCATGTTATATTCTGCTATATATTGCTATAAGTGTCAAAAAGGTCGTTTTTTATATTCGCTACCCTATTACCGTCACCACCCCCGGCCCCCAAGGGTAGCGGGCTTTCTCCCCCCCGCCTCGCTCCTGTGTTGCTGTGCCTGTGTGTGCGCATGTGTCCTATAATATTGGTTATGTGTTAAGTTCTACCGTTGCGCTTGATTGCTTATGCTCTAACGTGATAGTACTTGCTTGTGTATTGGGTACTATTGCAATCTCAATGCGTAGATCCTTGTTAGAACTTGCAGATTCATCATCGAATGCGCCTAGGATCTTGAGTCCAGTTTTAGTGGCATCTAAGGATACAGCCGGATGTTCGTCGCTGTCTTTCCAGTGATTTAAACGTGTGAGAAGAGCAGTTTCGCTTAGTCCTTGTTCTCTCATTAAGCTTTTGATACGTTCTTTTACGTTATCATTAGCTATCAGTCTTGAAGCATTGCCCTTTGCTGATTCAGGAGTTGCCCCGTAGACGTTTTGATAGGCTTCTGTAGCAGTCGTAGTCTTTAACACTTCATGGCAAAACTTCTCTTGTCTTAGATTGGGAAGCTCTTTATTGCCCGCTTGATCAGACATGCTATAAATTGCGCTTTCTTGGGTGAACCACTATTAGTGGTATGTGTTAAAGATTGTACCACTATTAGTTGATATTGTCAATGATCATATTAATATTATTTAAACTAATTACACTATATGTTGCGGTTTTATCGTTGCGCGATAACAATCAGACACAAGGTATAGTATGCACCAGAGTGCCAGTTTTGACGCATTACAGGCCGTAGGATCGAAAAACTATTTAAATACGGTAGGTAGTGACACCTTAGACTAAAGTGTCTGTAATAGCGTTTAAATGCAAGATTCTTAATTGCCCAAACTGAAAATATATTGAAAATAACACTTGATAATTATGAAGTGATGCCGTAATATATAGATGTGAGAGAGATCAGAGGCAATCAAGCCACTGATAAACAGCGAGGGAAAAAGAAAATGAGAAACGTAAACGATAAGACTTACGAAGAGATGTATATCTCTTATCTGAATGACTTCCTAACCGTTGAAAGGTTTGCAGAGTATTACGGAATGACAGAGATCCAAGCAGTTAATGTTATTGATATCGGCAGAGCCTACAATCACGCAAAAGCTAAACAAGTAAAGATAGGAGCATGAACACTATGAAAAACGATCTAGCTACTCCGAGACCTTGGCAAATCCAAAATACATTAGAAGCCACAATAATCGCTAATATTGACGGACCAGACGGAGGCCATACCGATTTTCACTACGACGTTATTTGTGAGTTAAATACAGATGGGGTTGACTATGACGCAAATGCTGAATTGATCGTTCGTGCCGTGAATAACTTCGACGCTTTGCTCGATGCTTTAAAATCCGCAAGGGATATTTTGATAGAAAATAGAATTATAAAATCGGAAGTTTCTTTGAAAATAGCAGAAGCGATAAAGAACGTTGAAAAATAAGGGGGAGAATATGAATACAAAAGAGAATTGCCCGATCTGTGATCCTATGAATAGCTTAACTTCTCTTGATTCTTGGAGAAAATTCGTCCGAGAGTATAAAGACGTTTCTTGGTTATGGTTTAGAGTTCTTGACAATAAACAAAAAAAAGAATTTGAAACGGCACTTGTTAGAGAAAAACATCCGCTAGCCTATGAAGTAGGAACAGCGTATTGGCGTTTTGAGCAATTTTACAATCAATCAAAATAACTCTAAAAACTGCGAATAACGGAGGGATCTAAAATGGACAAAAAACAAGCTTTGAAATTAATCAATACAGCGTTTGATCGGTTAGAGTGTTTGAATAACATTACATGGACAAAATATAGAGACAACCTCTTTGACCTTCACAAAAAAGACGAGAAGCAACACGATAACTTGCGCCCTTCTGGAATATCAAGAGGATTGACCATTACAGAATCGGCCAAGCTTTTTACGGTGTGCTGGATCGCCGAGTATCTTCTCGGCCAAAAGGCTATTGACGCAAAAGATTATATAAATGTCAGGGCATCGGCTTTTTATGCCTACAGCGTTGCCATGACGTACAAAGCCGAGATTTTAAAGGCTTGGGAAGGTTTGAGCTTGGAAGATATTGCAAGCCTAGATTATGCCGAGCTTGTTAAATAAAACTCTTTTCAATGCTTGACAATCATCCAGAGATAACTATAATTCAACCATGACAAAATTCTACTCGGTAACTGATCTTGCAAAAGCAACAGGATACACTAGACAGGGCATTTTTTGGCAAATCAACAAAGGAAATATAGTTCCCATTGCCCGAAAGCCTGTCACTTTGTTTGACGTTGCCGAGTTTGAAAGAGTCGTCAAAACTGCGAAGCAAGGGAAAACAAAATCTTTTCCTTGGGTGGGGTCACGTGGAAGAAAAATCGGATCATAAAATCGGGGCGGTGGGTTTGGATCACTCCAAGACGACCATTTGCCGTAATGGTCGTTTCCTTCGCAGTTGCCCGCCGTCCCGCCCTTCTGATAGGACATTAGGCTTCTTTGCCTTTTGTCTGCTTCTTCTTTGCCCCGCCTTTAGTTACGCCGAAAATCCTTCAGTAATTAATCTTTCCGCAATTTCTATTGATGAATCTAATAACAAATCTGTCATTGGTGACAAACATTTAAAAAATAAAGCATACGGCATCTATCAAATTAGATTGCCCCTCCTGACCGATTATAACCGCGCAAACGGTACCCGCCTCAAGGTAGAGCAAATGCTAGACCCTAAGACCTCCCAGAAGGTCGCTGAATGGGCATTTAATAGCTATTACCCGCGCATTCTCAAGGCTAAGGGACACAAGCCTTCACGCATTGCCCTTTTGACCTGTTGGAACATGGGCCAAGGCTCATTTTTTTTGGGCAAGCGTGCTAGTTCTTATGAGTCCAAGTATTTAAAAGCTCTTCAAAAAACCAAAACAACAAAGCGAGGGTGAAATATGGAGTTCGATATCACGATAGAGGGAACAAAGCTAAGAGTCATTGCGGATTTGACGCCCTGTAATGACTTGGACTTCGTAAGCGTTTACCCGCTTGACTCTGCGACTGAAATCTACGGTCTTCTAGACGAGAGATTTCAACGCAAGATCGATGGCGCAATTTACGAAAGGATAGCAGGACAAAACAACAAAGCAGACGTTTGGGCAGATTTACACGACGACGAAGCAAACTAAAACCAATTAAAAATACTGCGGAGGATTTTTTATGAGAGAACGAAGCTATTGCGCGATTTGCGGAGAAGTGACTTTGCATGTAGGACTTGTTTCCCCTGATAACTGCGTTAGATGTCAGTCTGAACAGATTAACAAAGAATATCTTGCCCCGTCTAACTTAATCGTCTTTGACCGCCTCTTTAAAGACGCCCTCTTTGGCCATAACCGAAATCAACTTTAAAGGGGTGCTGTATGTTTTTTTCCCACCACTCAAAAGACAATCCAAAAACAAAGATTGATATTGAGCTTTTAGAGACAGATGACCAAGTAACGGATGAATTCAAGGGCTTCCCTATTCTGTTACTTGTGGATCAGTTGCACGTTTATTTGCGCAAAGAAGAAGCCGAGAGAATTTTCTTTCTTCTAGGTTCTTCACTTCAGGAATTAGACAGACAAGTAATCGACAAAAACCTTTAAAAATTCGGGGGCTTTATGGGGGAGAGATTCTACGAATTGCGCGAAGCGTTAGAGATTTTAATTCAAGCAAGAATCAAGGGCGGTGGCCCTGAAGTTTTAAAACAAATCAACGCTGTTGAGCATGAACTCAATGCTATTAAACGCCAAAAGCATCTTCTTAACTCTGACCTCGGCCCTGTTTACTGCCAGTTTTGTGGAGGGTTTTATAAGGTCAACGCAAGGCATAGAGGTTTCTATACAAAAGCAAACTGCATAGAGTGCATTGAGCATGAAGGGCTTCCCTTCTTAGGTACTCGCCTTAGCCGTTTGGTGCAGGTATGAATAAAGTTGAGTATGAAAAGGTTTCAGATATCGTTTTAAAGCTTTTTAAGGGCATTGATAACTTGGTAGATCGTTTAAACAAACTAGAACTTGAAATGATTTATTTGCGCGAACTGAGCGAGGGGAAAAATGATCGTTGAAAAGATTTACCAATATCTATCAGGACAAGAAAAGACCTTGAATGACGCCATTCTCGATGAGGTTGCGCAAAATTCAAGGTTTGCCTTCAAACGTCAGTTCATGGAAGCGGATCAGAACGACAAAGGAAAGATTCGCCTCTCAAGTGCTGGACGTTGCGCAAGACAAGTTGCCTACGCTTATCACGGCTTTGAAAAGAAAGGAAAAGAGATCGACGCAAGAGCAAAGCTTGTGTTTTGGACTGGTGACTTGATCGAGCTAACGGTTGTCAATCTTGCAAAGCTTGCAGGTTGTGTTTTACTGCACACTGGCCAAGATCAGCTAACTGTATCGCTTCCTGTGAATGGGACTTTTGCTATCGGGCATCCTGACGGTATCTTCTTAGAGGATGGTAAAAATTATCTTTTAGAAGTCAAAAGCATGAGTTCATTTAGTTACGCAAAATTTGAGAAAGGAGAAATTGACGAAGGCTACATCTCACAGATAAACGCCTATATGTCAGCGTTGAATCTGGACGCTTGCGCCTTCATAGGACTCAACAAAGACAATGGGATGATGCACGAATTGATTGTCAGGAAGAGTCAGAAAGAAGTTGAAAAACTCACCAAGAATTTGACCGCTGTTGCCCATTCTACACCTGAAAAGCTTCCTCCCCCACCTGCTGAATTAGAAGCCAATGAAAAGGGCGTGTTTCCGTGGAATTGCCTTTATTGCGCGTTCTGGGTTCATTGCAGAGTCGGTGCAAAAAAAGTGTTAGTTGGAAAAAGTTACAAGTTGCGTAAGCAAGAAACGGACTAAAAATGCCTACTGGAGTTTATGAACACAAACCATTGTCAGAAGAATTAAAAAAGAAGTTGAGTCTTTTAAAAAAAGGAAAGCCGTTATCAGCTCATCACAAAATGATGCTAAGTAAGTGTCATGCTGATTTTAAAGGATCAAATTCACCAAGTTGGAAGGGTGGAAAGTACAAAAATCACGATGGATATATTTATTGTCACGCTTCAAATCATCCGAATAAAACAAAAATGGGATACGTTAGAGAGCATCGGTTAGTTATTGAAAGAATCATCGGTAGATACTTAAAAAAGGGAGAAATTGTCCATCATAAAAACGGAATAGTCTCAGATAACAGCCCTGAAAATTTAGTTCTGTGTAAAAACCAAAAAGACCACTTAAAGCACCACAAAAAAAGAACAAAAAAAGGAGAATAAAAAGTGAAACCAGAAAAGCAAGCAGGATCAGTCAAAGAGTTTGAGAAGGTATCAACTGAGGATTTTGTCATTGCCCAAATTTCAGACATTGAACTAGACATGAATCACACTTTTAAAGGCTTTCAAGGTGCGCCGGATAAAGTCTGTGCAGGTGTTCGGTTCAAGTTTGATATTGAAGGTTGCAAGTTCCCTCACCGTTCAAACTGGCTCAAGTTCTCTTACGGAGAAAAGAGCAACCTTTTTAAGAAGTTTCTTTTGCCCCTCGTAGAAGGCGCTGAACCTGATATGGACTTCGACCTTCTAACCCTCAAAGGAATGAAAATCAAGATGCTTTGGGCAGAGAAGAACGGCTTTCAGTTTCCAGAAACGATCCGCCCAATAAGCCCAAAGATTAAGAAAACTGCGGTTGCTGAACCTAGTATTGACATGGGCGATGATTGCCCGGATTTCGGATCATGAAAAAATCTTCTGTTGAATGGGGAAAAATTCAAGAGCTTATGGAGTTCCTTGAAGAATTAACACCTTATCAACAGGAGGTTGTGGATAACTGGTTCAGGACCCTCGCCCCATACGAGCCATTCCTGAATCAGCAATCCGAGAAGCAATGGAAATGGCTGAACTTTCTACACGCAAAGATTGTTGAAGGAAACGAAGAAAAAGCCAGAGGGTATTACGACTAATGGACAACACATGGGTAAAGCTGTACCGAAAGATTGAGGAAAACCCTCATTTTAGGAACCCTAACTACCTTGCGGTTTGGGTTTGGTTGTTGGTTAAAGCAAATCACAAAGAAAGGGATGAACTTTTTGGAGGTAAGAGAATAACTTGCAAACCCGGTCAGTTTACAACTGGAAGAAAACAGCTATCAATGATTAGTGGAGTTAGTCCATCGACTTTAGAGAGAATTCTAACATTGATGGAAAGTGAACAGCAAATTGGACAACAAAAATCTAGCGTAAACCGTTTAATCACAATAGTTAACTGGGATGAGTATCAGAAAAGTGGACAGCAAAATGGACAGCGAGTGGACAGCGAGTGGACAGCGAGTGGACAGCGAGTGGACACACTACAAGAAGTAAAGAAGATAAGAAGTAAAGAAAAAAGAGTGGTGTCAGAATCCGAGTTTTTAGATTCTTTAAGGGCTATCTGTCAAGGTAAGGGGGTCGATTTTGATTATGAGTCCGCAGAAATGGACAAGTGGCTTGAGAAACATCCTGACCGTAGAAAGACACGCAGGTTCATGGAGGGGTGGGTTAAAAGGGCTGATCCAGTTGTTAGCACTCCGGGGCTTCAAATCACTAAGCGCGCAACCAAGCTTCAAGGCATCCCAAGCAACCCTAACAGGATAGGACTAGCTGAGATATGCCCGACGAACTCGCAAAGCTCATTGGTAAACCAGTAGAGTTTTTTAGAAGACTCCAAGCAATGTACGTTTTTAAGAATGTAAAACTTTCAAGGATTTTTAAGGAGATTGCGGATGAACACGAACGCCAAGTCTGATCCCCTCTTAAAAAGAGAATTCTCCTGCTCTGATCTGTCCTCCTACTGGGAGAAACGCAGAGAAGAGATCAAAAAGCGCACTTCTAAGCCCCCCTTCCCCATCGGTTTGGATCGGGTGGATGAAATCATACATGGAATTCCTAAAGGCAAGGTAACGATCATCGGGGGAAGAACTTCTGAAGCCAAGACATCTTTCGCGCTCCAAGCGGCGTTCAATATTGCCGAGGTTGGGAAAACAATCTGCTATATCACTCTTGAAGACGATGTTGGGCAACTTACAGAACGAATTTTCTGCAACATCATGTCAGTAGACAACCAAGAGCTGATTCGTGGCGTAGTCTCCCCGGCCAAGCTGAACGACGAGACATTCAACAACCTATTGCAGAATCTTAAATTCGTTGCGGTGCAGGACTTCGGGCATAACTTTGAAGAGATCAAAACCGTCATCACAACCGTACAGCCAAAACCTGAAATTGTATTCTTAGATTACGTTCAAATGATCGAGCAAAGACAGGGTGAATCAGAGTATGAATCACTCTCTAGGTTCTCTCAGCAAGCAAAGAAGTTTGCAGAGATCAACGACATCGGTCTTGTTGTTATAAGCCAGATTAACCGCGGCGGGGTGAAGGAGGGGCGACCGCAAGCCCACCACCTTCAGGGATGCGGACGTTTAGAGCAAGTTTCAGACCTTTTAGTGATTCTGTATTGCCCGGCAAACTACGACGACCAAAGTTTTGACTACGAAGAAGGAACGATGGACGGAAAGAAGATTGCAATTACAGGGTTCAAAGAGTGTCCGAATGATTACGTTGAGCTGATTATCGCAAAGAACAAAAACGGTTTAAAGAACGTGGTAGTCCCCTTGCGGTTCACAGGGAAGCATTACCGCTTTGAGGAGTGGCAAGGACGATGAAATTCACCAAAGACCCCAAGCGGAGAAAGATTGAAAAACGCCTTTGGGAAATGCTGAAAGAGATTTCAATCATCAAATCCAAGGGGCGATGTGAGCTGTGCAAAGGCTCAGGAGAACAAAGAGATCACTGTTTTTCAGCTTCCAAGTGTACCAAATTGCGCTTTGACCACAGGAACATTACAAACCTTTGCGGGAAGTGCCACTCTTACAAAAGCTATGAAATCGGAGGGTACGAGAAGAAAGTTGACCATATTGTACTGTGCCGTGAGGGATGGGAGGCTTGGCAAGACATGGAGAAACTAGCTCTTCCAGATGCCCTTTTTAAGTGGACTTTAACCATGCTAGAAGAGAAAGAAACTGAAATTAAAAACAAACTAGAGGAGCTTAAACATGGGAATGATTAAAGGCCAAAAGCAATGGGAGAAGTTTAAATCAGGTGAAGCTCTTACCAGAGGTGAGGCCATGAAAGCCATGTGTTACGAATGCAATGGGTTTGAGGACTCAAACGAGGATTGTCAGGGTCACTCCTGCCCCATGTATCAGTTCCATCCACATCGTCGATCCTAGGAGCTGAGGAAGGGGTTTTTATGCCAGATAAAATCAACTACAGGGAGCCTCTAAAGATGGTTTTGACATCAAATCGGGCAAAATGCCTCCTTTGTGGAGAAATCATCGAATCTAAGCATAGGCATCATTTTGTTAGGTGTTATTGCGGGAATTTGGTTGTTGATGGGGGTTTGGATTATTTAAAGCGTATTTTTAACAAAATGGACTCATGGGTTGACATGAGCGAAACGAGTAAAATTGCGGAGGGGCAAAGTGAAGATGGACGGAAGCAAGGAAACGAAAAGAAGTGCGGTAAACTCAGAAAAACCTTGGTGGGCAACAAAAGACTTACTAGACGAAGAGTGCAAAAGGAGGTTAGAATTAAATGATCGCCCCTCTCAAAAAAGACCTTGAGGATAACATGTGCCTAACGTGTTTACAAGTGTTCAAAAAGACTCAAACATTCAGTTCAAATATCAAATGTCCAAAGTGCAGGAACAAGAATTCTGCAAAGACTCAAAAGCTAATCAATCAACGTAATCGGGCAATTTAACTATGGAAACAAATATTTGCGCAGTTTTTAATGAAAGAGATTGTCTTAAAATTGATAGCTTAAACGCTATATCGATAATCTCTAAAATTGCGAATACTCCATTAGATTCTGTCATGGAAATAAGAAAACTAAGATGGGTTATAAACAAATGTTCGTTAGAGCTTGAAAAAAAAATCAAATCGGGCAATTTAAAATGTACTACGACGGTGCAAACTGGAAATGGGGGGATGAGATGAAGCTGTTTTACGATGTTGATGGGGAAATTGTAGATTTTATAAGGATAGAAACTCACAACGGATGGAATGGACCAGCAAAAGTTTGGCATTTAAGAAAAAACAGAAAATGGTATGACTCAAAAGAGTGCTGGACTTATTTGCACGAACTAATGGGAACAACGGCATATTGGATATTAAAAGGAAAAACAAATAATTGTGGCTGGATAGGAGAATAAAATGGGAATACTAATCAACGAGCAATTTGCGAAACAGATTTTGAGTGATATGGACAAGATCAGGGAAACCTTGTGCGAGATCCTGGTCACGGAAAAGGTGGAGAAGAAAGATAGCGACACAGAAGTTTGTTCTTGCGGGAAGATTATTTCTAAAGGGACTCCTAGATGTGAGAAGAAAGAGCAGATGAAGCTGTGGGAGATTATCAGAGATGTCCCCGCATCTTGGCTTGGAGAAGAGACGTATAAAAATGAAGCCCAAGCCTCAATCGACGCCGTGATTGAGTGCTTTGATGAATGGATAAATAACTGTCAACAGCCAAGGCCATTCCCCGAATACCTCAAGGAGAAGATGCTGTGAGAATCGAAGCGTCCGTAAACTCAGATTCTTTTGACGTTAAAGATTTTATAACGGTGTTTGAAATACAAATGAACAGCAGCGAAGAAAAAATGAATGCTCTGATAAAAGCTAAGTGTAAAATTATTGAAACGTCTGTTCGTGAGTTTTTAAAGGAGAAGATGCTGTGAATCCAAAATCTTGCGATATAGATTTACCTGCGTTTAATAACCCGCCTCATACGTTGCCGATGCCGATATTAAATAAACGTATGACCCAAGACCAGATTGCCGAGTTTGGGAAGTGGCTGAAGGAGAATGAGCCAATCTGTGAAAACTCTAAGTCTTGTGGGCAATATTTGGAACTCTTCGCCTACAGAATCGTCGCTAAGTTGGGGGTGTGAAATGACCATCGAGAAAGAGGCTGAAGATTGTGTTTATCCAGAGAACAACCCAATGGATGCTTTTTGGAAAAGTATTTGTGATGAGCATCCTTGCATTGGTGAAGAATTGGAATCTATAAGGTTTAGAATCACCAAAGCCCTCCAGAAAAAACAAGAGCGCATAGAGGAACTTGAGCAAGAGTCAAAAAGTAGGATGGATCAGATAGTTTATTTAAAGGCAGAGCTTCGGCGTTGTTATGACAAGATCAATGAACTTGAGGCAGAGCTTAATTCCATCGCTAAATCTGAAGTAGACCAAGAATTAGCGGCAATCAAAGAGGTGCGTAAAGAGCATAAGAAGGCTTTAGACCGGATTGATGAGTTAGAGAACGAGCTTCGTGCATACGACCTTGATATTTACGGAGCTGATGGGGCAAAAGAAATAAGCAACATGAGAAAAAGAATAGCTGAGCTTGAGAGTGCGCTGAAACAGTGTGTTTCTACACTGGAGTTTGTCAGCATGAAAATGGGTCACACAAATGACTCTATTCACGTTTGCTCTGTTTGCCCCAAAATTGATTCGTCTCTGGATCGGGCAAAGAAAGCGATTGGAGGGGGAAATGAGGGTGATTAAGTTTCGGGCTTGGCTTAAAGACTCTGCTTTAGAAGGTCTAAATAAAAGTCACTTCACAATGAATGGAAGATTGTATGAGGTTGAATGGATGAATTTTGAAGGAGGTCTTGTTTCTGTGAGAACTCCATCCGAGCTTGAGTTTAAACTGAATGATGTTGATCTCATGCAATTCACCGGACTCCTCGACAAGAATGGGAAGGAGATCTATGAGGGGGATATTGTTTGTATTCTAAACGGCCATCATGGAGACGTTTATAAGATTCAATGGCAGAAGGAGTTTTGTTGTTGGGAGGCTGAGGATGTCCACCTAAAAGATTTTTATTTCGGAGAACAATTCCCAAGCATCAAAGAAGTCGAAGTTATCGGCAACATCTACGAGAACCCAGAATTGCTTGGAGGCGTGTCATGAAATCAAAGGCTAATTTAGTATGCG